GAGCCAAACTATCGTGGTCTGGTTGATGCAATCATCGATTTAAAAGAAGGCTTTCCGGCTTTTGCTCCTTTCCGTGTCGGTTTCGATGCAACAACCTTTGAGGATGTGACCGATGGAGCGGCTTTGTTTATGCGGTCAAGTGACGGAAAAGTTGGTTTAGCACAAGCAGATGGCACAGCTGACGAAGCCTTGGTCGTTGGTTTCGCTGATTCAGCCGTTACTTCTGGCAATACAGTTAAGGTTATTGTTACCGGTCTGAAGACTTTGAGTAGTTTAGATGCTGGCGATATCTACTTCCTGAGCACGACGGCTGGAGCCATTACACCAACGGCACCTAGCACCGCTGGACAGTTTGTAACTCGCGTCGGTGAAGCTGCAACTACTGACGACTTCAGTATTCAATTAGAACCTCCCATTAAGTTGTCCTAATGGCTGAAGCAAAAGCATATCAACCTTACGCGCCAAATGCAGAAGGTTTTACGGAAGTTCTAATTGATCTAAAAGAGACGATTAGCACAACTCCAGCGCCTTCTGTTGTTGGCATTCAGCGGGAAACCTTTGAAGCAGTGACACAAGGTGACGCACTGTATTTAAGGGCCAGCGATGGAAAGGTAGGTCGAGCGATTGGAAATGATACCTTTGACAAGGCTAATGTTCTCGGTTTTGCTAGGACAAGTAAGGCATCTGGTGCTGTAGTTGATGTCATGATTATCGGTATCCTTGCTATCTCTGGTTTAGATGCGGGTGATATTTTTTATCTTTCAGATGCCAGCGCAGGAGCAATTACTTCGACACCTCCTTCAGCGGCAGGTCGATTCTTGACAAGGGTTGGAGAGGCTGCAAGTTCAGCAGAACTTAGCATTCAAATCGAGCCTCCGATTCAGCTCAGATAGAAACGGTATCCTTGGTAGGATAGAAGCATTAAAGGTGCATTTTAGCTAGCTAAATGAGCCTGAAGGAATGCAAACATGGCAACTAGAAAGGCTATTTGTCTGGTTAGTGGGTTATTCGAGGAGGTAAACACTCCTACTGATAAGCTCGATTTTGCAGGCAACTCGACTTCTGACCTTTCAGAAGGTACTAATGAGTATTTCACAACTGCGAGAGCGCGTTCTGCGATCTCTGTCACGGATTCTGGTGGCGACGGTTCTCTTAGCTACAACAGTACAAGCGGCGTCATTACTTACACTGGTCCTTCTGCCAGTGAGGTCCGTGCCCACTTCAGTGTCGCCACGGGTTCCGGATTAACTTATAACAGTTCAACTGGTGAGTTTGGTACCAGCGCTATTCCCAACTCGCAATTAGCGAATAGTTCTGTAACGCTCGGTGGTACGACAGTTAATCTCGGTGACACTGTAACTACTTTTACAGGTTTTACGAGTTTAACGACTACGACGTTAAACGCGACAACGATTAACGCTCCTTCGAGTGGTGCGGCCAACTCCATCACGATTGGAAGCGGAAATATTGTTTTTGAGGGAGCTACGGGGGATGACTTTGAGATCTCTCTAACTTCTGCAGATGCGACAGCTGATCGGACGATCACGCTGCCTGATTCGACAGGCACCATTGCGCTTCTGAATTCCTTAAGTGCAACCAACAGCGGGACGGGACACGGTTCTCTCGCTTACGACAACAGCACTGGCGTCTTCACCTTCACTAAGGTCTCAGCAGCCAATATCCGTGGTGAGATCTCGGTTACGGATTCTGGTGGCGACGGTTCTCTTAGCTACAACAGCGGCACCGGGGTTATCACTTACACCGGTCCCAGTGCATCTGAGGTGCGTGCTCACCTCTCCGTTGCCACTGGCTCAGGTCTGACGTACAACAGCTCTACCGGTGAGTTCGGAACCAGTGCCATTCCAAACAGTCAGCTAGCGAACAGCTCGATCACAGTTGGTTCTACTGCGATTGCTCTTGGAGGCAGCTCGACCACCCTTGCAGGTTTGACCTCGGTCACCTCGACAGCTGTTGTCACAAACGACGGGGGTTTCAGGGTTAGAAATACTGCAGACATTACAAAGCAGGTTGCGTTTGATGCTTCCGGTATAACAACCAGCACGACACGTACATTCACTCTTCCAGATGAGAACGGTACGTTCGCACTGCTCGCCACTGACAATGCTTTTACCGGAGCAAATACCTTTACCAACGCGACGGGTCAAACCTTTAGGCAAGCAGCAACCCAAGACGGAATCATCATCCAGGGACGTGGCGGCGGCTCGAGCAGTTTCGCGGCTACGTTCACAACGGATACGCTGACTGCTAGTCGAACAGTCACGTTCCCTGATGAGACCGGTACGGTGTCGACGCAGGATTTTGCTACTGCTATTGCAATTGCATTAGGATAAGATTATGGCAACTCAGGTACAATTCCGTCGCGGCTCAACAGTTGAGACAGCTGCTTTTACAGGAGCAGTTGGTGAAGTAACTGTCGATACGACCAAGAATACATGTATTATCCACGATGCCACGACTGCAGGTGGATTTCCGCTGCTTCGGGAAGATGGAAGCAACTGTGCTCTGTCTCCTGGATCGCTGACGAGTTGTGCACTCAAATTTGCAAACAGCGCTAATACCGGCATCATCAGTCAGAGTGTTGCCTCGCTGTCATTCGTTACAGCAGGTGTTGCTAGACTTACAATAGATTCATCTGGTTCAGTTACCATCCCCGGAAACGTTTCAATTACAGGCAGTCTGACTGTAAATGGAGCATTCGATTCCACCGAAAACCTTGCACTTATCGTTGCTCTGAGCTGATATGGCCAATACTTTTAAGATTGAAACCAAGTCCAGCTTGGTAACTGACGCAATCACAAACACCAACACCAACGTCTTATCAGCAGGTGCTTCTGCAACAGTCATTCTGTTGAGCATCCTGGTTTCTAATAAGACCGGTTCCAGCGCCAACGTTGATATTTTCTTGGTCACTAACACCGGCGACGATGTGTTCCTGATCAGCAATGCTCCTGTTCCTGCTGGTAGCTCGCTCGAAATGATCAGTGGTAGCAAGGTGATCATGGAGTCTAGTGATGTGCTTAGGGCGCGTTCTGATACTGCTACGGCGCTCGATATCTCTGTTAGCTACCTCGAGCAGACCTGATCCTTATGGGCCTTACGGTTAATAGCGACCTTACTGCTTTGCAAAGCAAAGTAGAAGAGCTAGAGGCACAATTGAAGGTGCTGCAGGAAATTATCTTTGACGCTAAAGTTTTAGAACTTGAAGATGATTCTTGGAGTGTTGTACGTGATAAGCGTGATTACCTGCTTCGTTCCACTGATTGGACGATGACGCCAGGATCGACTGTTGATCAGGCTGCATGGGCGGCGTATCGTCAAGTCCTGAGGGACCTCCCGCAGACTTTTATTGGTGGAGAGCCCGCAGATATTGTTTGGCCTAAGAAACCTTCTACATCAGGTCCTAATACAATAGAAGGATAGAGAGCGTAACAAATGGCCTACATCGGTGCTAACCCGCAGATTTCGCTGCAGGAATACCTCACAATCGACGATATCAGCGGTGACTTTGATGGAGTAGAGACTTCATTTGCTCTACTCGTCGGTGGTGTTGCTCCTGTTCCAGGTCCTAAGCAGTCGAACCAACTGCTGATTTCACTGAATGGTGTTATTCAGGAGCCCGATGATACTGGTTCTGCAGGTTTCCGTTTGTCAGGCGGTAATATCATCTTCAGTTCTGCACCGTCTGCCGCTACACCCTTCTTCGGTGTTGCTCTTGCTGGTGCTGATTACGTTTACGCTGGGACAAACTTCCCCGATGGCAGTGTAACTACGCCCTCGATTACGTTTGCCAACGACCTGGACAGTGGTTTCTATCGCACCGGAAGTGGTGAACTGGCTTATACATCAAACGGAACCTTCCGTCTGAAGATTGATTCGTCTGGTCGCTTAGGTGTGGGGACTTCTACGCCTGACACGTTATTTCATGTTAAAGCATCAAGTGAAGTTACTCCCTTAATCAGAATCAGTAATGCAAACGCGGCGGCGACTAGTTTTGATGGAAGTGGCGCAGGTCTTGACCTAACCGCAGGAACCAGTAATACGACAAATAAGTATATGCCTGCCATCAAATTTGGCAGTACTGATTCAAGTCTTACAACCACAAACCCAAAGTTTGGCGCTGCTATCACAGCAGAAGCTGCGCAAGCCTATACAAGCGATACAACGGGTGGTATGCATTTGGGCTTTTGGACAAGCCCTGTTAACCCAGGAACAGGTAGCGGTCTACAGCAGCGTTTGACGATTGACTCCTCAGGCCGCGTAGGGATTGGGATTTCGACGCCTGGTTCAGAATTAGAAGTTTCTGGAGGAACAACTACTGATGGACCCGGAGCGGAGCTTCGTTTGTCCTCCAAAGATCAAACAATTGGAGGGGCTAATGAAGTCATTGGTTCAATCACCTTCAAGAACAACGACGCCAGCGGTGGCATGGCTGGCGTTATGGCAAAGATTGACGCTGCTTCAAATCGCATCTTTGACGGAGATAATGCCTCTGGAATGAACCTGCGTTTCTTTGCCGGTGATAAAGGAGATGGTGTTGGTACTCCACCAGAGCGGATGCGGATTTCAACCGAAGGCCATGTAGGGATTGGCACTACGATCGGTGCCAGACCTTTGGTTGTATCCAAAGGTGAAGCAGAAGGTATTGAGTTTGGTCCAGGAGAATCTGCAAATGTCAACTTAACCCTACATTTTAATAGAGATTCGAGCGTCTATACGACCAACGAGATTCGCGCTTCCGATCACACTTTTTATATCGGTTCGAGCGAAAAAGTCCGCATCGACACCAACGGCTATTTAGGTGTAAATTCCATTACACCTAGCAACTTCGGTAGATTTGTTGCTCGCAATACCGATAACCGTTATACAGCTGTTAGCGATGCTGGGTACCTTCAGGCGCGTTTTGACGATAACAGTTCAGCCGTCTACCCGATAACAATCAGAAACACAGGCATGACTTCTGTTGGTCATGCTGCACATTTGCGGTTTTTCTTGGGAAGAAGCGGAACCAACTATAACGCTGGACTGATTGGTGCAACCTCTCAAAACGATTACAACAGTGATGCAACCGCCGATGCAGCCTTAACTTTCCAAGTTGCTCAAAATAACATCCATACGGAGCGGATGAGGATTAGTTCTAATGGTGACATCTACTTCGGTAATGACCGAGATGCAGATCCATGGAATAGATCTACAGGCAACGGCACGATGTCGTGGATTGAGGATTCAGGTGCTGGTACCGCCGGTTGTCTTGCCATCGCTAATAATGCAGATCGTTCCTTCTCCGCAGTTTATATCAATAAATTTGCTTGGAATGGTGGCGACGATGCTCGATTTATGGACTTCCGTGTCAATGGCGGTTCATCAGTCGGGACAATTACATACAACAACTCAACATCAGGAACAAATTACAATACCACTTCTGATTACAGGCTTAAAGAAAACGTTGTTGCGATTACTGATGGTATCGAGCGCCTGAAACAACTCAACGCTAGTCGCTTTAACTTTATTGGAAATACTGCAGTTGTTAACGGCTTTATAGCCCACGAAGTGCAGGATGTTGTCCCTGAGGCGGTCACTGGTGAAAAAGATGCCGTCGATGCAGACGGCAATCCTAGGTACCAAAGCATCGACCAGTCCAAGCTGGTGCCGCTGTTGACTGCTGCGTTGCAAGAAGCAATCGGCAAGATCGAAACTCTAGAAACCGCCAACGCCTCCCTTGAGGCTCGCCTTACCGCACTTGAAGGCGCGTAGTCCTACTCGCTAACCACCTATGGACATCATCCTCGAGCTGGGTGGTAACGCCGCCCGGCTCTACAAGGTCATCGAACTAGCAGAGGAACACACCTCTGCAGAAGTGATCGTCAGCTCAGAAGGCAGCCCAGATCACGTCGTCGGTTTGCTTCGTGGCGCCGGGATCAACGACGATCGTTTTCTCCTCGACTTCAACGCCTGGGACACTGTCACCAACTTCACCGAAACGGTCAAGTTAATCAAGTCCTTCAAGCCGAAGAACTTGTACGTGGTGACGGATCAGTTCCACATGAAGCGTTCGATGGCGATCGCTCGTGCTGTTTACTTCCTGAGCGGAATAAGAATCATTCCCAGCCCTTACATGGGAAGCGAGCCCCACGCCCCAGAGAACCCTAAGTACGTACGAGATGATCGTTTCCGTGCTTGGCTGTGGCGTCTGACCGGATACCTGAAATATTATCCGGATGTTAAAGAACGACGGATGCCTGGTATCCGTGCAGATCAGAAAAAAGCCGAAGAACGCGGCTATCCTGTCACAAAGATGCGTACTGTGTGATGCGCTTCAACACAGACACCTGAATGACTTGTTTTAGAATACAGAAATTAGAAGATTGCAAACACTGTGGCGTACATTGGTAACGAGCCGGTAATCGGCCAGTGGCGGAAACTTGATGATATCTCTGGCAGCTTTAACGGCTCTCTGACCAGTTTTACGACTCAAGTTGGCGGAACCAATGTAACGGCTGGTAGCGCTAACCAACTGCTTGTATCGCTTGGTGGTGTTCTCCAGGAACCGGGTACGGACTACTCAGTCAGTAGTAGCACCATTACCTTTACGACAGCTCCTGCTGCATCTCTCAGCTTCTTTGCAGTTTTAGCTGGTGATGCTCTTAACACTTCTGTTCCTGCTGATGGGAGCATCACCACGGCCAAACTTGGTTCGAACCTCACGGTTGATCTTGATCTTGGTAGTGCTGGTACTCCTAGTCTGACATTTGACGCTGATACAGGTCTGTTCAGCGGTGGCGATAATCAAGTTAATGTTTCGACTAGCGGCGTAGAGCGGGTTGAATTTGGTGCTTCTGAGGTCGTCTTTAACGATGGCGGCGCTGATTACGATTTCAGAGTTGAAGGTGATACGAATGCGAACCTGTTATTTGTTGACGCTTCTACAGATCGAGTAGGTGTGGGGACGTCGAGTCCGGACACGATTTTAACAGTTAGTACACCAAACGTAGCTGTCACCAGCCAATCCTCAAACGTCAATATCTATGCGAACGATGCTCTAGCTGCTGATATTGGAGGAAGCATTGGTCTTGGTGCCACCTGGAATGGAACAGGCGGGTTAATTAACTACGCCTCTATTCACGGTAAAAAAGCAAATGCAACCTCTGGCAATACAGATGGTTACATGAGTTTTGTTGTACGTGATAACGGTGGAACATCAGAACGTGCCCGCATTGACAGCTCCGGCAGGCTCTTAGTTGGCACGTCCGCTGACATTGTTGGTAACGCCAACGCCCTGCTTCAGCTTGTAAATAGCGCAAGCCCCAATCTCGTCATCGGCACCACCAACACAGCGACGACGGACGGAACTTTCCTGGGTCTGCAACGGTTCTTTAGCAATGCTGGAAGCACTCAGGGCGAGGCTGTAAGAATCACAGCCCAACTAGATGGCACTGCGTCTAGTTCTGCTAAGCCGGGCCGCCTAGTGTTCCACACTACATCGTCAGGGGGTACTTTGACGGAGCGAGTCCGCATCACTAGCGATGGGTTTGTTCGGCTTCAAACGAGCGGTGCTGGTATTCAGTTCAACGGCGACACGGCTGCTGAGAACTCCCTGGATGATTATGAGGAGGGGACTTTTGCGAACCCTGAAATTGTTCCATCGTCTGGCTCATTTTCATCAGTCACTTATGATGGAGATACTGCCGCTAAATACATCAAGATAGGTCAGATTGTTCATTACTGGGGAACTGTCAGATGGACGGCGTTTAGCGTAGGAACTGGATCGGGGACCTTAAGGGTTACTGCTCCTTTTCAGGTCGCGTCCCGCGAAAACGGTGACGATGCAGACAACGTCGGCGCGACTATTGTTCCTGTATGGACTGGTACAGGAACCGCGGTCCCAACAACTATTCAGGCGCAAAACGGTCTGGCCCGCTGTATTTTACGTGCGACGCGCCACGACGCTGTTTCGGTTACACTTTTAGTAAGTGATGTAGGAAGCACTGGAATGGTTGCTTTCTCTCTTACATATAAAACACCTTAAGTTAAAGCCCGCAACGGCTCAAAACTACGCCTTAAACCTGTCTCATCTGGAGGATGACCCTAATGGCTTTTACTG